GAGAGAGGCTTCTGGTGGAGCCCTTCAAATAACATTATTAACGGCATTATCGGCACTGCCCGTGGTATAGACTTTCAGATGGGAGACCCGAACTGCCGGGCTAACTTCCTCAACGAGCACGAAGTTTCAACAATTATCCATGAATTGGGATTTCGTTTGTGGGGTAACAGGACGGCCAGCGCTGACCCAAAATTTGCATTTCTGTGTGTGAGGCGAACAGCAGACATGATCGAGGAAAGTCTGCTCTACGCACACCTCTGGGCTGTTGATAGGGCTATCTCCAGGAATTACGTTGATAGCGTTCTGGAGGGGGTAAAAGCCTATTTGCGCCACTTGCAGGCTGTTGGCGCAATAATCGGGGGTAATGTATGGTTCGATCCAGAGTTAAATACAAAGGATCAACTTGCTGCTGGCAAAATTTATTTCGACTTTGATTTTACTCCTCCCCCGCCAGCGGAGCATCTTGTCTTTCGAGCACACCTGGTTGATACATATCTGCAAAACCTGGCCAATGATATTGCAGCGAAGTATGGCAAGTAAGTAAAGGAGTGTAAAAATGGCTGTTGTACCAAGAGTCCTTAACAATATGAATCTTTTTATTGATGGAATTGGTTATGCCGGAAAGGCGAGCAAGGTAAAATTGCCCAAGCTGTCCATCAAAACTGAGGAGTTCCGCGGGGGCGGTATGGATGCCCCTGTGGAAATTGATGTTGGAATGGAAAAAATTACTGCTGAATTCACGCTTAAAGAATTTGATGAAAATGCAATCAGGTCCTTCGGCCTCGGACATCTGGCCCCTGTAAAATTCGCTTTTAAAGGCGCTATGGAACATGGTGATGGCAATGTGACGCCAGTTGAGGTAAAGCTATCCGGGATGGTTAAAGAGCTTGACCCTGATGAATGGGGAGGAAAACCAGTCGGGGAAAAATTTGGCGTGTCCGCTTCCTTCTATGAGCTTTCTATAGGAGGAGTGGAGATGATATATATAGATATACCGAACATGGTTCGTAGAATTGGTGGTAAGGATTACATGGAAAATGTACGTTCTGCTCTTGGTGTATAAAGTAAAGTAAGGAGGAAAACATGAAAGAAATTAAATTATCCAGGCCAATAAAAATTAACGGGGTAGAAACAGATGTACTTAAAATCGTAAAAGAAGAACTACTCGTTGAAGATATGTTACGTATCTCAAAGGCCACATCTGACCCAATGGAACAGGATGTGCACATGCTTGCCTATATCACTGAAACTTCCCCGGAGGATTTGAAGAAGCTGAACTTTAAAGATTACAGAAAAGCCCAGGCCATTTTAAAAGATTTTTTAGAATAAAAAGAAGAGAATTGATGAAGGCTATTCTGTTTCTTTCTGACAGGATAGCCTTTTCTGCGCTTCTCAAGATGAGCATTTCCGAGTTTTTAGAGTGGTTTTATTTGTACAAAGAGATGATGAATAAAGAAGAGTAAAAGATGTCAACGCTGGCCATATCTCTTGGAATTGGCGCATATCTGTCCAGCGCTTATGAACAAAGCATCAGCAAGGCAACAAAGAGTATATCCGGTTTACAGGCCAAACTGGATAAACTGTCTGTATCGAAGAGCCTGATCTCTCAATTTCGGCAGGCAAAAAATCTTGCACTTGGCCTTGCTGATGCAATACGAGGGTCACATCAGCCATCCGAAGAACTTGGGAGCAAGTTTGCGTCCGCTACAAAAGAAGTTAGAGCACTTGCTACAGAGTTAAAAAGAGCAGGTGTGGATATAAAGGATTTGGATAAAGAAGCTGAGAAACTGGACGATGCCTTCAAAAAAATCAAAAAGCGCCAGACATTAAGCGAAAAATTTTCCACTGCAAGAGAATCAAGAAAGCAGGCAATGGCTGACCTGAAAGGCGCTATTGCCCCGGCCATGTCTCTCGCCATACCTATCTCCCTGGCAGCAGGATTTGAAAAAGAAATAGTCAAGGTTAAAGCTTTGTCGCGCGCAACTGAAACAGAATTTAAAAAAATGAAAAAAAGCGCGATGAGCCTGGCCGCAATGAAAGAATACTCTTTTTCCGCTTCTGAAGTGGCTCAGGGAATGCAATATCTGGCCATGGCAGGGTTCAAGGCGTCTGACATTATAGCTGGTATGCCAGGTGTGCTGTCTCTTGCAACAGTCGGGCAAATGGACCTCGCCAGGGCATCCGATATTGCAAGTGATGTGTTATCTGGATTCGGGTTGCAGGCAAAAGATCTGGGGGGAGTTGTAGATGTAATTTCCAAGACCATTACAACTGCAAACGTTAATGTTGAGCTACTTGGCGAGACAATGAAATACGTGGCGCCCGTAGCCAGGGGACTTGGTATATCTATCCAGGAAGTATCTGCTATGGCAGGACTACTCGGCAATGTAGGGATAAAAGGTTCCCAGGCTGGTACAACATTGCGCGCAATGATGCTACGGCTTTCTGCTCCTACCGGTACTGCTAAAAAAGCACTCGAAGCTCTGGGCGTTAGCGTTAAAGACGCTTCCGGCAATATGCGGCCTTTTACCAGTATATTAAAAGATATTGCTCTGAAAACTGAAAAACTTGGATCCGCAGATAAACAGGATTACTTCAAAAGAATTTTTGGTGAAGAACCAGCAGCTGGTGCTTCAGAGTTGATCTCTCAAGCACTCTCAGGCGGACTTGATAAATATATCGCACAGATAAAACAAAGTGCAGGAACTGCAAAAGGTATCCTGCAGGACTACGCAAATACAACTGCTGCAAAATTTTCAAGCTTTAAGGCCACACTAGAAGGACTCGGAATTAGCATTGGCAATATACTGCTTCCGGTAGTGAAACCTGTGTGTGATTTTTTGGGTGCTATGGCCGGGGTAGTGACTAGCCTGACAGAAAAATTTCCCACCTTAACTAAGGTGATCTTTGGGCTTGCAGGCGGGTTCATGGCCATGCTGGTCGGCGTAAAAGTGTTTAATTTGTTTCGCTCTGCAACACAGGAAATGGTATCTGCTCTGAATCTTGGCATTGAAACAACCCTGGATTTCATCAAAACAAAATGGGCGGAAAGAGAGGCTAATCTGGCAAGTATAAAAGCCCTGGCTATAGAAAAATACACAAAAATTAAAAGCACGGTTACCGGGGCCACCTCTGCTGTTTTGAATTTTGTACGGGCAAAATGGGCGGAAAGAGACGCGTTACTGGCTTCTGCTAGAGCCGGGGCTTTATCCGCTTACAATCGATTACGAGTCGGTGCTCTCGCTTTTTTGGGGTCTATACGCTCGCTTGGGACAGGATTATTAGGGCTGGCCAGAGTGGCTATCCCCACAGTGATTTCCGGATTTCAGGCCATGAGCGCTGCCTTGCTCGCAAATCCCATAGGGCTCGTCGTGGCGGCAATTGGAGCAGCTTGTGCTGGCCTGTATTTGCTCTATAAATATTTTGCTCCTGTCAGGAATCTTATTGATGGAACATTCCTTAGATTTAAAGCTTTTTTTTCAGGGCTAGCGCAGGGATTTGTCCAGGGGCTTGCACCATTGAAGGCAGCTATCCAATCTATCTTTTCCGCATTTAAACCAGTTGCGGAGGCAATTGGTACGCTAAAAGCAGCCTTTACGCCTCTGCTAAATGCCCTAAAACCAATTTTTGGATGGTTTGCCAGATTGTTCGGATTCGGCGAAGCGTGGAAAAAACAAACATCTGGTTGGGCAATCGCCGGAAGAATAGTTGGGAAGTCCCTTGCAACTGCTTTTCTCCCTCTCACCCTGCTCATTCGAGGAATTGGGGTGGTACTTAAAGGTGTATCTTTTGTAATCTCAGGCATTATCAGGGGGATAGCGTCTGGAGTTGGTCTGCTGGGAAATATTTTTTCTTCTGTCTTCGCAGGGATAAAAAAAGTGTGTAAGATTGCCTTTGACTATTCTCCGATTGGGCTACTTATCACAGGATTGGGGAAGATTAAGTCGGTTATAGCCTCATTGGCTAATTTTAATTTATTCGATGCAGGGAAAAAAATAGTGCTTAGTTTGTGGGAAGGGATAAAATCTGTTGCTACCGCTCCAGTTCGTGCCATAAAATCAATTGTCAGTAAAATCAGAAACTTCTTACCGTTTAGTCCGGCGAAAGAAGGCCCCCTCTCTACTATAGATAAATCAGGACCGGGACTGATAGATGCCTTTGCCGCTGGTATCTCAAAACGTAAAGAACATATCGAACAGACCATATCAAATACACTTTCGGGGGTACGCAGAAAATTAGTACCCGTGGCCGCAAGCGCGGCACTTAGCATTACGCCTGTAACAGACAGTGGTACTGCATCTGCCACAGCCTTGCCAGTTATGCCGAGCAAGACAATAGAACGTCAGATGCAGTTAGAGTCTCAAAGGCCAGCCGTGCCGGCTGAAACAGAAAAAAATATATCTATCGGCCCGATAATCATTAAAATAGAAGGGTCTGGATTAGACCCTGAAGCCATCGCAATCCGTGTAAAAGAGGAAATAGAAAATTTGCAAAATAATGCTAATACTTTAGCTGATGAGGAATTCATAATATGAGTGAAGTGATGTTAAGGCTTGGAGACTTTACCTTTTCTGTTGACACAGCAGCTTATCAATCATTTCGCAGACAAACTGAATATAGATGGGCTTCTCTGGATAGGATCGGCAACTCCACAGCATATCAAGCTATGGGGCAGGGTAAGGACTCTATTATCCTGGAAGGAGTGATCTACCCCCACTACAAAGGTGGGCTACAACAAATAGAACAAATGCGCGTCATGGCTAAACAATTACAACCTTTAGACATGGTGGATGGCTTAGGTTATTATTACGGTCAATTCGTTATTATCC